AATTAAGAGGAGGAACTCACGATTTCTTACGAGGAATTGTGTGTTAAGACAAATCCCCGGAGGAGAAAGGCACCTGGAAACAGCGAAAGCAACCCCGGAAGTGGTCCTCAAAGAGGACTAGTCAGTACGATACCCGTACGCCTATAAGGCAAGTGGCAGTTGTTACCACCGGGCGAAGAAAGGCTAACACCCTAACTCTTTGGAAAGAATCAGAGAACTAGAAATCTTGCCATGGAAGAATTCGAATACTCACGTTACAAACATTCAAACATTAACAACAATCTTCTCCATTTTTCAATGGATTGATAAATCATTACTGATGACGTCTGCGTCAGTTCATATTCGCTATTGGGAGACAAAAGTCAACCAGTGGATTGCAACACGAGGTCCGTATGATACTATCTTACGGATCAAGGCTATCCGGTTACACGTAACCAGATACCTTTGTGGTGCCCCACTGATGGACTCAGCCTGCCCTTCGTTGGCACTAGACAAAGAGGGTTTACCCCGATGTCTAGGCCCACTTAAGGACCTAGTGCGTTCAGAAGATCCGAATGATTTAAGAATGTTACTCACTCTTCTCAGAGTAAGTACCACAATTATTTCAGACGGAATCGTTTCTACAGATTCGATTACGACTCCACAGACGACACCTCCTTTAACAGAGGAGTTGTTTGGAGAGTTTAAATCCGTTCTGGAGAAACTTGACTGGCAGTTAGCACTCGAACCATGGTCCGAATGCCATCTCTCAACCAAAGCGGGACCTAACGGCCCCGCCCTCCTTAGTTCCATTGTAGATCTTCATCTCCTTCCTGATTGGTTGATTAAGTCAATCAGTGTTTTAGGAGGTGAATCCCTACAACAGAGAATGGCGATCTTAAAATCGAACATTCCTCTGGATCTATGGATGCAGTTCTTTAAAATGAAACCTTCAAGCTTCATTAGAAAGCTCTCAGTCATCCATGACTCAGAAGCTAAGGAGAGGGTAATAGCTATTCTTGATTATTGGTCACAAGCAGCTTTAGTTCCTCTTCATAAAGGTCTTTTCGACCTCTTGAGAAGTATTAAAGGTGATTGCACCCATAAACAAGATAACTTTATCCATTGGCTTCCATCCCAAGGGCCATACTTTTCTATGGACCTAACATCTGCAACAGATCGATTTCCTGTATCTCTACAGAAATTCGTTCTAGAGCAATTGATAGGACCAGAGAAAGCGGAAGCATGGGAGCAAATACTTGTAAAAGAACCATATACATTTATGGGGCGAACTATAGCTTACGCTGTAGGACAACCCATGGGTGCATATTCTTCTTGAGCAATGTTTACTCTCACGCATCATCTCCTTGTTCGGGTAGCAGCCACAAGAGCCGGTTTATCACCGTTCTTTTGCGCCTACGCCCTATTAGGAGATGATATCGTCTTGACTGATCCAAGAGTTCTATATCACTATAAAGCTCTAATGACGACTCTAGGAGTCGAAATTTCCCTTGCAAAGACGCATGAATCGCAAGATACATACGAATTCGCGAAGAGATGGATCCACCGCGGTGTTGAAATCACTGGTGCAAGAGTTGACGGACTCTTAACTAAGAAGTATTACCTCTTAGCTGAGAATCTCCGTACCCTCTTGTCCAAATGGTTTCCCCCACGAGAAATCATGGCGATACCGGGCCTTGCCTTTCTATTGTCTGTACTGAAACTCCCGGTTAGAGGAGCTAAGATACAACAATTACTATTAATGCCCCGAAGGGATGACATGAACGATGAAGGTTTAGAGCGAATCAGAAGATTCCTCTATAGCTTCTACGGATCATATCATGGTTGTTCACGATCAGGTGATTTCTTGAAAGCTTTTACTTTCCAGACAATCGCTGAAGTGAAAACCCATTTCATAGAAGAAAGACTGAAAACTAACTTCCAAAAGGCTCAACCTTTCTTGCGAAAGATGAGCGAATTGGCTCTTAGTTTGGGATTGACCGACCAATCGATACTACAGATGTTACCCCCAACCGAGTGTGTTCTTGCGAACATACGAGGGTTGCAGGATGACTTCGACCGTTTAAGATCTGCCTATTGGGATTCCGATGAAGACATAGTCTTCAATCGGGTAATCCGTAATGGACTCGATCCTGAACGAGTACTGACGTCACGTTCATCTCACCTGATCACACAGACCAATGCCGCCCTTATTAATCAATATAAGGGATGGGCCAAAGCGTATATGTTTACTCGAGATTCACATTTCGAGCAGACCGGGCTTCCTGTCGAAGACGAAGACTCTCTCGAGTCCCGTCCCGACGAGGAAAGTATCTCCCCTTTCG